TTACGCTACCTCGATTATCGCTTTGAACGCACTGACGCTTTGCGCCCAGACGATTTTTCCGTGGAAGGCCAGGCGTGAGCCGACACTCGCATGCGCAAACGAGGCATCGCTACCCGCATGCGCATACACGACACCGCCATACGCATACGCATCGTTGCAACCCCGAAAGAGCACACGGTTGGCTTCGTTGCTATAATAATAATAGTCTCCATAATATGTGCTGGCCGAACCTGTAGGACTTCCGACAGCTATAACGTCTCCATATTGACCATGATATACATTCGTAATCCAGATGCCATTATATCCTGATATTTTGATATATCTGATATTGCCGTCTGGCATGAATATGCGAAGCATGCCAGGATGAGCACTATCCTGAGGAACATCGCAGTTGTCCATCATGTCATATTTATGACCATATATATCCTCATATCCGCAGCAACAGATGTTGTTCACCTGCTTGACGATGCAGGTACCACTCTCTTCATCGCCCTCCAGATACCAGGCAAACTGATGCACACCATTGTCTGTAATACTGTTTGTCACGGACGCATTAACCGCCTTGGCCGCAACGAAGCCTATAGTATCTGTCATGCCGTGTGACATGGTGCCGCCAGTCGTGCGCACATTGGTATGCGAACCTGCACCGCACTGCTCCTGAGAGTTGCGACGGCCATACTTCATGAAGAAGAGGTTGGCGATGTCGCTGTGCATGCCGAAGTCAATCTGCTGCATGCCTCGCAGGACAGAATAATAGTGGAAATCTGACCACATCATGTTAGATGTGGTTGAGCCACCAGACACGCAAGCTCGGAGTTTGTCACCGACAACCGTGCTGCCGACAACAGCGCAGAGATATTCATCCACCTCCACCCAGTCTGGCTCCATGTCCTCAATCTTGTCTGAATTGCTCAAAACGACCTTGTCGCCCGGTGTGTTTTTCCACACCGTCGCACAAAGTGTCTTTGCACCTTCAGGTATATCTTTAATAATATACTGACCCTTTTCAAATGTGAGGTTGATGGTCGGTACGACCACACTACTGAGAACGCTTCCGTCCTCTGCAAGGAAGAGCGAACAAACCATGTTTGTGCCAGGCACTGTCGGAAAACGCGCCCTGCTATATCCGGACACATCAACCTTGATGACGGCATAGGTGCTGTCAGCTACATATGACTCGCTGAGTGTCGGCTTGTTGGCTGTAAGTTTATAACCCTCACGCCATCCGCCCTTGGTCTGCTTGATCTCATCAATGGTCATCTGGATAGTATCAACAGAGACGGAAGGAACACCCTTGTTGACGCTCAGACAGGAATAATGCTTCTTGTTGAGGTAATCATTGATGCCCTTGAACCATTTGTGTGGCTCGCGCATCATGACATCGCCCTCTGTGCTGTCGAGCTTTGCTGCGGAACAATCTCTCACCTCTCTTGCATCAGCATAGTAGTTGGAATTCTCGTCATGCAGTGGATAGTAAGTTGCCTCACCATCCGTTTTGTTCATGACGGTATCTATTCCGCCCATCTTGACATTCACCTGCGTAGGCTTTTTGGTAATCTTGGCCAACACTCTGTGACGCTGACTCAGATAGACCTTGATGTGACCTGATGGCTGATATGCATTGCCATATTTGTATCCAGTCTCGTTGTCGAGGTTGCTGACGTTGGCATCGTCAGCAACACTATCATCGAACTCCACCATGGTGTATGGTGGCTGCATGATGTTGAGCTCGGGATAATGCTGCTGGTACTTCTGGAACTCCACATCATCGATGTATTGTGTAAGCTGGTAAGTACCGACCAGACGGCAGGTATCCACATTGCCGCCAGTCTCGTCAACACCTCCCATCTCCATGTATTGACGCAGGAGTGATCCGTCACCCTCCTCGTTGATGCCTGTCACACGGAGGTATTTGACGTTAGGGCATTTGGCTCTGAGTGCCGTCCACTCGATGCCGGGGCAACTGTCAATGACGAGACGTGTGATGCTATCTGTGCCCTCGAGTGTCAGATTAGCAGCCTGCAGCTTCGGCAGATATTGCAGATCGAGTGTCTGCAATGTTGCAGGCAGAACCGCCTTGACAAGCGGTGAACCCTTGGCAAAGGTGACACCTGTGAGTGCCGTGTCTGATGCCAGGAAGGTCTCCAACTTGGTGTTATGGGTGAGATCCATGCCAGTGAGCTGCGTGCTCTTCAGACCGCCCATATTGAGAGATCGCAGGTTCTTGCAGCCATCCACTATCAGGTTGTTGAGCGTTGTCTGTGTGCCAGCGCAACTGATATCGAGTGTGGTGAGTGCCGTGAGGTTGCTCAGGTTGAGTGTCTGCAGGATAGCGTGACTGACATCTGTCAGGTCAAGGCCCATGATGCGTGATGCACCATAGATATACTGAGGGTCATTGACGATGAGGTCTGTGTCGAGGACCAGCTGCACCTGTGAGCCCTTGTCGGCTGCGAGCACTGCGCTCTGATGAGGAGTGCCGGAGGTATAACCATAACCGAAATAATACCTCTCTGATGCGGTTATCTTGATCTTTCGGTTGTCTGATCCGAACTTGTAGCCGAAGTAGCAGCCGAAACTGTCCTTGCGGTAGGTTCCGCAGACATACTGACTGTCGAGCAGGGCAAAACGGTTCTGGATGGTGTAGCAACGGTGAGCATATCGGCTACCCTGCAGTGCATAGAGATAGTCGTAGGTCATTGTGCCCGTCGTGGTCTTGATGCCCTCGATGAGCGGAGTGATATATTTGAAGATGCCATCCTTATTATATATGCGCTCACACCAGTTGCCCATCTCCTGCTCGTTGAACACCTGCAGGACATAATCGAGTGACATATTGCTGCGGATGGTCTCTGCGACCTCTCGCAACTTGTCCGGGCATGCTCTGACAAGCTCCCACAATATGCTATCATGGCCAGCGAAGGCATAGCTGCCGATGCTGTCATCGAATGTATCATGCGTAATGGTATAGTCATATTTGAGATATGAGTCATTGCGCAGGCCGAAAAGGGTATCCATATCATAAGGTATGAACATCCAGTGCACACCATCCCATGTGACGAGCATCATGTTCTTTGCAAGGTTATCCAATGCCATGAAGTAATCTGTGAAGAGGTACCAGGCGAATGGAGCTTCATTCAAGAAGTACTCCTGGCATTCTGCCTGGAACTTGGTCGGATTGCCCTTGCAGGAGTATATCCACTGCCACAGTCTCTGCACGGCTGCCTTATCCTCAGGATCGGCTGTATCCCAAGTCTTATCAGGCTTGAAACGGAATTCCAGCGCAGCATCGAAGCGTGCGAGATCTGCCGTGCCGAAGAGACAGATAGGCTCAGAGTTATTGAGGAACTCCAGACAGATGCACTTGTTGCGCTGACCTGCCAAGGTTGCCTCGTCATTGAAGCCCTCTATGCCTTCGAAGCCATAGACAATAGCAGATCCGGACTTCTCGTTGTTGAAGTTGTACTTGCCGAGATAAGCATTCGTGCCATCGCCATCCTGGTCGTAGAATACGTCGATAGGGAAGCCATCTACACCAATGCGCACGTCATACTCACCCTTATAGGCTGCCTGTGGAGGTGTCAGCCATCCGCAGCGCTTGAACACGTCATTGACGATGCGCACCGCTCCTGTATTGTGGGTTGACGATGAATCACAGAAGTCTGCCTTGATGCAGAATATGTCAACTGGTCTTGCTCCTGGCTTGAAGGAATAAAGGAAGTCCTCCTGCAGCACACCATTGATGAAGAGCTGCGTGCCATACTTCTCGCTACGGCTCAGGTAGATGCGGTAGTTCTTGCGAGCGTATGTCGTGGATGATGTACCCTGAATGCGGAGTCCGCACTGCTTGAGAACGAAGTCATACTGCTTGCCGTATGGCGAGTAGAAGTAGATATCAACAGGAATCTCGAACTTCTTGTTGTTGGTCTGGTTGAGCAGGTCGATATCACCGACAATGCGCATCACACCCTTGCCCTGTGCTCTGAGCTTCTCAATATCCACATCTGTGCCTTCGTCATTCATGACAGCATTCTTCTGAAATAGGACAACCATCTCGTCGCTTGTCTTGCGGTCAACGATGTAGTTGGACAATTCCTCATCGTCGTTGAGTGCCCGGTTATATATGCGTAGATTGCGCAATTCAACATCAGCATCATCAGATAGCACTCGTATATCAGCAGGTGTCTGCTGTATCATGGAATCAGTCGCTGCATATCGGATGGCACTTGACAGGATGCCGTTGACATAGAGCTGCAGGAGTCGGTTGCCACCCTTGCCGCTGACAATGAAAGCAATCTTGTAGTTCATGTCTGCCGCAAACTTGGTGCTCACTTCCGTGCCTGCAGTCGTGCGAATCTTAGCCTCCTGCGTAGTCATCTGGAAGCCGACTCCATCAGCCATGCAGTCAAGGATGATGCCGTCACGGTCTGTGACGTTGCTGCACATCAGTTCCATCTCATAGGTGGCACCTGTGCTTGTCGCATCAGATGAGAATGGCTTGATGCCAATCTCAATATTGGCTCCATTGGTCAGCTTCAGTGCATCGCCAGTCCATCCATTTGACGTCCAGTCGAAGCCGCTGAACTTTGTGGCAATATCACCATATTGCCATACGGCTGGGTCAGCCTCGCTGCTCGCACGGCCAGAAGCGGTGAGTTTCAGCTGGAGGCCATCTGTGATCTCAACAATATCCACGCTGCTTTTCTCCACCTCAACGAAGAACTGGTATGATGTTGCGCCAGCCTCGAAGCGCATGCTGATTGTGCCTTGGTCGAGATATCTATTGGTGTATGTCTGCAAAGTGCGTGGCACGCTGACCGTCTGAGTCCTGATATCGTCTCGATAGACAGACATCGAAGCTGGTGTTGTGGCAGGGTCATAGGCTACGAACTCAAATGACATCTGCTCATACTGCCCAGCCTTGATGGTTGGCGTAAGATGATCGTCAGTAAAGATGGTGCCATCTGCAGAAGTAATCTTGGCACCGATATAGGGTGCTTCGGCAGTACCTCTCAGTATATCGAAGTAGATGCTGTCAGAGCGCAGGGTCAGCGTTGGGCTTGCCTCCATCTCAGCCACCATCTGAACAGTATGTCTGCCGTTCTCCAAGCCAGTCATCGCCAGATTGAAACTGCTATTCGTCGTGCCGCTTCGGGTGACGGTCTGCGCATTGCGCTGCTTGCCATCGACATATAATGTCACCACCTTGGTGCCAGAACCACTGACGGCAAACGGTATGTTTACCGTCTCATCATCAGCATATCCACCGAGTGCCACGCAGTCGGCAATATTAAATGATGATGCCAGCGAGAGCGTGACTGCCTTGACGGACGTATATGCCTGCTTGGTCTGCTTGTTGCCTGTCAGAGGATCTGTTGTGGAGGCAATGACGTAGATGTCAGTTGTGCCCAGCTGCAGATATTTTGTTAAGTCGAGCTGATAGCTGCCACTGCTGACATCCTCGATGGTATCACTATATATGGTCGTTGCGCCTAACTTCATCTGCACCTTGATGGTTGCTTTCTGACCTGTTGACTGCCCCTTCTCATCACCAGAGCTGTACTGGTGGTCGTATGTGTAAGTCAGCATGGAGCTGCCACCACGCTTGACAATGCTGTTGTTGACAACGGCCGAAAGAACTATCTTGGTGGTTGAGGTCTCACCTCCACCGCCACCGCCCCCTGCTGGGACGTCAAAACTCGTGATTTCACCGTTGTTTTTGTTCTTTAGCGAGACATGAACGGTCGAGCCATCATCACTCACCTCGACATCTGTGGAGGAAAGGGTGTTGCCTTCAATCTCATTCAGTTTGGCTGCTATAGCCTTGTTTTCTACAGGGTTGGTGCTCTCCTGATCAAGCGTCTCATCGACCTCGACGGTTGGTATGGTAATGTCGACATTACCTGTAGAATCCAGTGTTTTCTTCTCTCCGTTGACTGTCACCTGCTTGACGGTTCCAGCTCCCCCGAAGTCCTCCCATGAGGCGGTGGAATCCCACGATGTGGTATCTGTGCCGATAAACTGCTTGGTCAGCCACTTGCCCTGTGATGCCTCGAATGTGATGCAGAGACCCTTGGAGCGGTTTTTCTCCGGCACGGCAGCAATGGCTGTCTCGAGAGTATAGAAGCCAGACTCAAGAGGCACCTGGTCTGTCACATTGAAGGTATTGCCACCCTTGCCGCTTGCAGAGGACTGGATGGACTCTTTCAGACCATCACTCAGCATATCTTCAGTAATGCCACCGCCCTCGAGTTTATCGAAATGCTCTGTCGTCTTCTTGGCAAGTGCGCTGATATTGTCTGCGAGTGCCTTGTTGGTACCAGCCTGTGAGGAAACGTGCTGCTCGAAGGTTTCGTCCTTGGAGCGCATTTCGGTCAGCTCATCTGAGAGCACCTTTTTGGTGTCGGGGTCGAGGACCGCCTTGGTGGAGGTAGCCGGAAGGAACACTTCACCCTTGTTCTGCAGCATGCGCACCTTGGTAGCGACAAGCTGCGTAAGGTCTGAAATCGGATCTGAAGGAGAAACGTATGCGGTCACATCGATGGTGCCGCCAACATTCCACTTCTCGCCTGTATTGGTCCAGGTTCCTGCAGTTGTACACTTATAGACTATGGCATTGGCCAACTCTCCGACAAAAGCATAATCGCCTTTGTCGGGATTAGGATAGGTAGCCTTCAGCTCTGCCTCATTTGAAAAGAGGTATTTGCGCTTGTTGGTCTGCTCCAGTTCAGTGATGGCGGTGAGTATCAAGCCGAAATTGGCGTTGATGGACTCCACGACATTGCCGAAAGTTGTGCCCGATGATGGGACTTTGTTAAGATCTTCCATATTTATTCCGTTTTTATCTTCAAGTATCCATTCTCCACATAGACTGATCCTTTGTCAAGATTGTCTCCGCTTGTTGGTAAACCTCCGATCTTCCACACCAGTTTCTTCTGATTTTTCTCAGCTATACATCTCATACCTGCATCAGGTAAAGGAATTCTCGGCCACATATTACCAAAGCTTTCACTGATGTCAAAATCAAAGCAACAGCTACTTTTGTTAACAAAAATTCCAAAATAGTTCCGTGAAAATTCGGCATGGTAATTGCCTCCATTGATTACAACTCCGACACTCTGTTGACTACTATAACCATATTGGCCTACAACAAAATCCATGACTGAATTCTCATTCATCATTGTCATCTTCAGCCCACCTTCCTTTGTGGAATTAAGAGTCCACATTGTTTTGTTCCTCAGATCTGAATATTCCATTCTATCTTTATAGATATCAAATGTATATCCATCGCCCTCAGAATGCAACTGCTTATCCGTAATTTTGAACCCTCCGAAAGAACCAGACGTCGCAGTTACATTGCCCATCAGTGTGACGTTGCCCTTCTCATCGATTGAGAAATTGCCGTTGGGCGAGCGGACTGACTGAAGGACACCTCCCTTGGCATAGATATATCCATGGAGGATGATATCATTGAGGATGGCACGACCGCCATGGGTGATGACGAAGGAGCACATCTCCTTCAGCTCCTCGTCGGTCGCCTGATAGTTTGGATCATTGATGTACTTGCCGATGGTGCGAAACGCCTGCAAGAGGCTGCCGCCGCCCCAGATGAACGGTGAGTTCTTGGTGGCTGCGTAGCCGCTCATGCCTCCTGTCTCCTTGACCATCTTGCCGTTGCGGTATTGGCCAACACGAATGTCCTGCGTCATGACAAGACCGCCATTGACGGTAGTCTTAGCCTCTGTGATGGCAGAGGTGAGGTATTTGAAAGCTTCAAAGCTTGCCTGTACCTTGTCGTGATCATCAAAGGCTGTCTGCCACTGAACAGGAAGGTTGCCCTGGTTGAGAGTGACCTCCATCAAGGTCGCTGATGTCTCGAAGATGCGGAAACGCTTGTCTTCTGTATCAGAGCAGACGAAGATGACCGAGTATCTCTTCAGCTCATCTGTGAGCTGTATGGTCTCGCTGTAACCTCCGACAGTGAAGCGGAGCGATGATCCGCAAGCCTTGAAGGAGAGAGTGTATTTATCACCTGCAACAAGGCCAACAGCGAGCTGCTGCGCAAGACTACCATCAGTGAGGGTCACAGCATGGTTAGAGGCGCTTTCATCAGTCTCGATGAATTCAGCATTTTTGGTCTCCCAAAATTTAGCAGAATCACTGAAAATAGCGGTATCATCGCTGATTTCGGCCTTATCGTCGAACTGCTGTGATGTATAGTCGCCCGTGAATCCGGAATTGAGGAGCAGGTTGCCACTCTTGATGCCAAGATCCTGCAGTTGCTCGATGGGCGTTCCGTCAGGCAGTGTGGTACCCGGCTCGAAGATGGCCACGCCCTTGAAGGTTGCAGTCTTGGTCAGCGGGTCGTATGAGATATAGTTGGACTGTTCGCGGTCACCCACATAGTAGGTGCCGTAGATGCGAGAGTGGAACTGACCGCCCTCGAACCCCTCATCCTTGACTTCGCAATCCTGCAGTGAGAAAGATGTGATGCCCTGATAATATTTTGTGGATGGCGCATCGCTTGCCGTGGCTGAGAGAACGATGGCTGATGTGCGGATTGGGTTGTTTGCCCCTTGGAAGCCCAGCTGCACGATATTGTCACCCACTGCAGGCTCACCATCGCCATCATATTTGCCATCCTGGTTGGAAAGTATGATGTAGTTGTCCCCTACTGCCGTGACCAGACGCCAATAGTATTTGGTGGACGAGAATGAGGCAGAACCAGACTCGATGCGGAACTGCTGGCATCGTGCCTGGTCTCCGACAACGAACTCCTGGTATATATGTCGCTTGCCGTCTGTGGTCTCGAAATACCACTTGTAGAAGGTCGGTGTGCCTGCCGTGATAACACGCCCACGAGCATTGAGCCACTCGACCTTGGAGCAGACCATGGCAGCTGCTGTCAGCGCCATCTCGCCTCCGACATGCCTCAGTTCCTTGATGGTAATCTCACGGAAGTAGGCTGCACGTCTGATGTTGAGGAAATCAAACTCAGCCGTTGACGTGCCATCCTCTGCTACGGAAATGGATGCGCCAGAAGACTCTGTCTTGTAATTGCCGAATGTTGTCTGAGTGCCATTCTCGCCCAGCTGCGTATTGCCGGAAACGAAGAGAGAAGCGAGCTTGGCGAGAGCCTTGGAGACAAGACCCTTGGCAAAGGTGATGAGACCACCTGCCGTATCATCATGCTCACGGGACAGATATCGTCTGTCCTCCACCTCTGTATTGAAATGCAGCAAAGAGAGGAACGCATTGCCTATGCGCTCCGCTGAATTGGCAGACTTGCGACGCTCGTCACGAATCTGCTCAAACTCCTGCTGAAGTTTTTCTTTGTTCAATTGATCTGCCATAATTTCTTTTTCTGCAAAGATAAGAAATCGATGAAATCGTTAAAAATACGACTCAGAGGTTGCGAGCTGCGCCTATGCCCTTGAATATCTCTGTCAATGCTGAAGCCATGAGTCCATTGTATGTCTCGCCATAGAAATCAGCCTCATGCTCGTTGAGTTTCATGACAGAGGCATAGTATTTAGCCGAGAACCAGTCACGCCTGCCTTTCGGCACGCCACCAGCGACACGACCGCCCCAGGCAGGACCCACTTTTTTGGGGGTATCCAATTCATGCTCGGCTCTGTACTGCTTGTTGAGGAAGTCGAGATCTCCATCATTTTGACGCATGATTTTCTCACCACCCTGTGCTTCTGTCCACTTTTTCCAGACGTGTGCAGGTCCAACTCCTGCAGCCACATAGATACCATATTGCAAAAACGTATGCTCGATGGTGGTCACTGTGCCTTGCTCAAGGTGGCCCTTGATGGACGCATAGAGCGCACCCGTATCTATTGTGCGCAAGCGCTCCATGCGCTCGCGCCAATAGTCAGCCATATTTTCCGTCCACCCCTTCTCGTATTTGAGGAGTTCGTCTATCACTTCTGCCATAAGTTCTCATCATATTGTAAGTCGGTAGGCTCGTCAGATGTCAACATGAAGTAAAGGCCTGTGCATCCGTTCATCGAGTAGCGCCCTAATTCTGTCGAATAGACCTGATTAAGATTGAGATACTCCAGCTGGTCACCGAACTTCTGATACTCCTTGTCATGCAGAAGACGACTGAGGAACAGCCGGAAGATATATCTGCAGATATTCAGTTTCTCCTCCCGGTCTGCCATGTCATCACGCTTGTATGAAGCGAGAATCCAGACCGTGAACACGTTGCGGTCGAAGAAGCCATCACCCACAGAGTGGGTATTGGAGTCAACGGTATCAGAGACCATCACGAAGTTGGAGGCTGTGCGAAACTGCTGCAGCACTCCCTGCACGGTATCTGGTCCGCTGCATGTCGTCGCGACAAAATTATGCAGTCGGCAGGTGTTGTTCTCCTCTGTCAACTGTTTGAAATATCCGATAGCATCGAACTGTTTTTCTGTCATAAGCTTTTCATTTTTTCATTGTATTCCTCAGCCTCCCGAGCCTTCTCGTCCAACTCTGTCAGTGCTGCCCAGCAGTCGGTCTCAAAGACAGCCTGCTGCTTGGTGATGTCGCCATCGGTGAGTGCTCTGACCTGCGCACGTATGCCCATGGTGATATCCTCCATGGTCGGTTCTTCGCCCTCCTTCGTGTTTTTGAAGAAGTGAGGGAAATTGGCAGCAGCCACTTGCTTGAAATCTGAGTACCATAAAAATGTTCCGAGTAACTCCTCTGCGGTGAAATTCACTGAGTCATCACGCTTGCCATCCTCATCCCTGTACAGAAGATATCCTAACTGCTGAAGGAACTTGTCCTCCTTATGCATGAGGTACAGCTGATAATATTTCTCAGAAAAGAGGTAATCCTGGAATGTTATCTTTCGGATGGTAGTGACGGCTTTTAAGCCAGATATGGCCTGCAAAGGCTGAAAATTATCGAATCCATCGATAAAATCGAATTGTGAGAGCAAAGATAGGACTATCTCTGTCTCCAGATAAATCACTTTGCGCTTTGGTCTTGACTTGCCATCCACCCGGCACAGGACGGAACACTTCCATCCTGTACGGGTATGCTTGATGATCTCAATGCCAGCCAGTCTGCAGAACAGGTATGTCTTGACCGTCAATGGCTCCTGAAATCTGGTCAGCAGGAAAAGCGTATAGCGAAGCTCATCCTGCGACAACTCACGCCATGACTTTGGCGCTGTGATGTTAAGATTGATCTGCCCGTCATGCATTGAATAGGAAGGCAGGTGCTGATTTTTTGTTTTCATAAGGCTTGAAATGATTGCTTTCATACTCTGCTGATTGCTGATAGAGTGCGAATGTCTCTGCATCTCCGTCAAGAACCATCTGAATCCTGTCAAGTGTCTGCTTCATGTCATTTGGCTTGAAACAGCTCGGATTGTTGTAGTCAACGAGATATTTGCGAATCAGACAGACCGCTTTCTGCTCCGGCTCTGTCCAAGACACGCCTCTGCGATACTTATCGAGGAGAGCGTCCATCTGCTCGTTAGAGAAGCGACGACGCATGATCTCATCAGCAAGACGCATGTTCTTGCGGGCAATATCCCAGTCTGCTGAGTTGAGCTTGGTGAGTGAGGCTTCTTGCATGTAGTCATTGTACCCCCATACAAGGCATGGGATGCAGAGCTTTGCCTGCATGGTTAATCCCCAGCCCTCGGTATTCTCAACGAGTACGAACACAACCTCTTCTTCAGCTGCCAACTTGGCCTGCTTCACCTGCTCGATGAGATTTTCCACTCTCACGGCCGAAGCTGGAGAGACCTCACCATTGCTCACGACACCGAAACCTGTAGGAGTGAGTACAAGATCAAGGTGGCGGACCACCGTAATAAATGTCTCAAGACAGACCCATCTCTTGAGTAATGGCTGAAAATCCTCGTTTTCATCGAAGAATTCAGCACCTATATCACCGAGACAAAAACGCTTGATGCGGTTATATGTAGTCGAGAAATGAGGTCTCACCAAATTGAAGACCTCCGGATTGGATGACGTTGCCACCAAGATGGCATCGTCAAAATCCTGTTTATTGATTTCCATCTTCATTGTTATTGCCGTTATTTTTAACTGATGATTGTTGCATGTCCTTATTCTTATCGAGTGTTGTCAACTCTATCATAGGCACGTCGACGGTGATGCCACGCTCGCTCCATCCGTTGTAATGTAAGATGACATGGTATGGCTTGACCATGATGTCGTGACAAGGCTTCTCGAGCGACTGCTTCAGGATGAAGAGCTCGCGCTTGTCGGAACCCGAGTTGTTCATCTGGCTCTTGCCCGGTGTAGCACCCACCAAGTTGGGATGCACGCCAAGTGAGAAACAGAGCGCATTGGAAGCCTCCGACATGTCGTCAGCCCAGTCGCCACCCTCCTTCTTGCCACTCTCATTGAGGTTGATGATGCGCACCATGCGCTGCTCCTTGCCGTTAGGGTCGAAGTAATATCCTGTGATGAGTGCCTTGCCTGCATTCTCCGTGCCGCAGACAAAGTCGATGATGGACTGCTTCTCCTCATCGATGCGCTGCTTGCGCTTCTGAGGTTCGATGATGCCCTCCTCGTTGCAGAGGTTCATCCAATAATCCTTGTGTATCTCTATCTGAATGCGAGGTGCAGAGGTGTTCTTGATCATGTAGCGCTTGCCAATGCCGATGAGTCGATAGATGTCATACCACGCATCGTCGAACATGGATGCATAATAAGGTATCGGATAATACTGATAACCAGGAGTAGGAATGCGCGACACGATGGCGAACTTGCAGTCATGGCCTATCTTAGGTGCAGGATGTTTCTCGCCTGTATAGATGTCTGGTCCCTTGCCCATGCGTGCCAAGAGGTCGCCCAGCGGGTCGTTGATGTCAAGCAGCGGGATGGCCTCTGCCTTGATGGGTGACATCGCCTTGCGGAAGTCGCCATAGAAGATGTGATTGATGAGACCTGTCTTCTCGTTGGGGCGCTCGAAACGGCAGTAGGACACATCCTTGTGCCGCATCTGCAGTATCCTGGAGTGGTCACGTGAGAGGATGATGACGGTGACGTTCCAGAAGAAGAACTTCATGTCTGTGGCCTGCTCCATGAATATCTCATGCACGCTGTTGCGCAGACAGAAGGCACGGATCTCAGCATCATCGGTGTCCTTGCCTGTCGCACGATCAACGAAACGTACCCCCTGGCCATAACAGCATTGCACGTTGAATGCCTGTGCCCGTTGCGCAATCATATTCATGCGAAGGAGACGCTGCAGCTCATAAGGCATGTCGTTGTCATCGCCATAGCGGATATACTCATAGTCTCGCCCATTGACGGTGATAGGCGAATAGACGGCATCACCCACCTCGCCTGATCCGAGGAAATGGGTGTCTCTGCCATACTGCTGCTCGATGGCAGCCTGGTTGGTGGTAGAACCTCCAACCGCAGTGGTCGGCATGAGCATATATCGCTCATTGTCACCATGCGCTCCGACCTGCTGCATGGAATATTTCTGTTTGCTCATAGATATACTGGTAAACCTAAAAATTCATAGATAAAAACGTCTGGAAGGGTATGCACCTCTCCTGTGGCAGGATGCACGAGGCGGTGGAAGCCGCCACGCCAGCTGCCACCCGACACCAGCCATCCGTCATAATTGACGGTTCTGCCGTCGGTGGTCCATGCCCGAAGCCTGATGGTGGCATGATCGTCCTTGGCCTTGTCCATCATCTTCAGAACCTCATTGATATGGAAAGCTGCTCTCTTCATCAGTTGAATGTGTTGTCAAATGTGTTGTCGAATATGCGGCCTGCACGGTGCATGTCCAGGACATTGTGCTGGCGCTGCGAGTAAGCATAGCTGAAGGTGAAGCGGGGAATGGTCTCGAGCAGGTTGTCATTGTCGCTCTTGGAGTCGGAAATGGTGACCTGCTTGCCGACGGCAGCCTCTCCACCATAGATATTGACGATATAGACCTCATCAGAGCGGAACAGCTCGTCAGCCCAGTTGGCCATGGCTGTTGTCAGCGGTCCTGTGTCAGCCTTGAAGATGCGCTTCTCTGTGATGCGGTAGTTGATGTTCTTGCCTCCGATGACGGCAGAGTCACGGGTGTATTCAGGAGCCACCTCATGCTTGCCCGTGCAGTAAATGAGTTCCTGGCACCCGAAGGAGTTGGTGAAGAGGAGTATCGGAGCGCAGTCGGGCTGTTCCTGGTCGATGATGAACGTCTGCAGGCGCTCCCCTGCCTTGACATCAAAGTATGACAGCACCTTGTCTCTGACCGAGAACCTGGAAGGTGAGACGTCGATGGTGGTGTATTTGGCATTGCCACCCACCACCTCTGCTGTGAAGAGCTGCTTGGTGATGTCAGTGAAGTATGCCGTGACGGAGGCTGTGTCGGTGCCGAGATAATGCAGATATTCCAGTCTGCCAAGTGAGGTTGTCTTGGCATCCTGCAGCAGGGTGAGGAAATGCGTGTCCGTGAACTCCTGGCAGTCGATATCTGGAATGTCCACGGTGGCATAGAGGACACGGAGATTGACAGTCTTCTTGTCGCTCTGCGTCACCTCATCGGTCTCTACACCTGTAGAGACTTTCTGCTCCGTGATGGTGATGACAGAGTCAACGATGAGCTGCTGTCTGGCATAAGGCCGATAGATGTCTGCGAGGTCCGACAGCTGTATCTCTCCATCGGCAGGATAGAGAAACTCATCATAGACGGTGGAATCGCCTATTTTGATAGTGACGAGCACACGGCTCATAGATGTGAGGATGTCGAGGTCACGGATGTTCTCAAGGAAACATGTGCCCGACGGAGCTGATTTGATGGTCATATTATCTTTTTTGATGCAAAGATAATATGGAGGGTATGGACATAAAAATACGGAGAGCGACGCTCACGCGCCACTCTCCGCTCATCATTCAAAAATTTTAAGTTGCCACAAAAGTAGCAAAAAAAATCAAAAATAAACGATTATTATGAGAAAATCATCAAATGTCCACCATTTTTTCCCAGATAGCCCATGCTATCGTGCCATCTGGCTGCGTGGCGACCACATATTCATGCTGCCGCATATATGTGACAATGTCGGAGAAGTCGATGACTACCATGGTGGCCAGGTCTGCGGCTATCTCCTCTGTCGTCTTGAAAGACTTCTTGTATGGTCGCCCATCCTCGTCCTTGGCAGGGAGTGATGAACGGAATTTGAAATAAGCATCAAGCATTATTCTTGATTGTGAATTATTTGTCTCTGGCATAATTATACGAAATTAATGGTTTGTAACTCTTCTGCTGCCTCATCACATTGATGACGCAGCGCCACTCTCTCTGCTGCAAGGTCGTGAATCTGCATCCAGTAATAGATGCATGATGCCCAACGGCCATATTTGTCTCGCTGGCGTGAGATGTGGGCCAGCTCTCGCTCCAAGCGCTGCACGATGTCTCTCTGCGTATCTCTCACTCTGTCGCGACGGCAAAGCTTCAGCTCTATCACAGCCCGCTCCTTGAGCCCCCACAGGTCAACGAAATCACGGTCAAGCTCCCAGTATCTCTCCACAAGACGCAGATGAATGCGTCTGCGTCTTGAGTCGAGAGAAGCAACGGTGAGCTGCTTATTCTTCCTTATCGCCATCGTCGCCTCCTTTCTTGTCTTCTTTTGTCCAACCTGGGTGCAGGAGTCCTTTGACTGCTTCATCATCCGTAAACACCTCACGCGAATCTCTAAAGCGCTCGAAGATGTTGTGGCGTTCGATCTGTATTTTCTCATTCTCAGTGGCCCAGTAGTTCTTGGCTGAAGCCTTGGCTGCTGCGTATATGCGTCCTGAATTGTGACGGTCATTTTGCAGAGCGCTAATATAAATCTCGTATTTCTCTTTGGCTTCCTCATACGCTTTTCTTGCTTTATCGAGCTCTCTTTTTTCAAAATGTTCCAGTGAGAGCCACCCAGCCATGGCTTTATCGTATTTATCCTGTGCTTTGGCCATTCGCTGAGCATATTCTAAGCGAAGGTCATTCAGTTTTTTCGTATTGGCTGCAAGGAGCTCATGAAACTTCTCGGTGATGAGGTTGTCGGTCTGCAACTCTGTGTTGTTTGAATTATTGTCTTTCATCACATCACCTCCCCTCCGAAAAAGTATCCGCTGACTGCCACGATGGCCATGAGCGCCACGATGCCGATCATGGACTTGACCACCTCGCCGTAGGTCACCTCCTCATCGCAGAGGATGCTGAAGGTCTCGCTCTTGGTCCTGCTGAGTCGCTTGAGCTCGCGCTTGGTTGCACACTTGAGGGATCGTAGCCCCTCGTTCACTGGGATGCCTGCAGGCTTGGCCTGTATCGCATCCTGAATCAAAATAGAATTCTGCATATTGCATCTTCTTATAAGCATTAACAGCCGATTGTACAAAAGGGTGGCGGCTGCATTCCCCGTTGCTTATAAGAAGATGACTCATCCGGATGGATATTTCAAATCTTACGGTTCATGCAGCCGCCATATAGAGTTTTCCTTTTTCCCCAGTTGGGAAAATATTTTTCTCCAGTTAGGGAAATGAATTCCCGAGGCATAAAAAAGCCTGCGGCAAGAAGCCATAGGCGATAACGGTCACCCAGCCGGATTGATTACAATCTTCTTATAAGCGGTGGCAAAGATAAGGAGAAAATTTGGAACTGGCAAATATTTTTGGGAAAAAGTTGTGTTTTTGGTGGGAAAAGGTTAATTTTGCAGGTGAATTCATTAATATAATAAGGTATGGAAAGAAAAGAATTATTTTACGACATTCTAATCATACTGATTAATGCCGTTTGCGCCATCGTATCTGTTGTAGCATGTGCCCTTATGATTTTACAGCATTGTAAATTGTAAGAGCAAGCGTTATCAACATTGACACAAAAGAGACTATAGCACTGGCTATCCCCACGAACAGTTTATACTCCTTCATCTTCTCTATTATTTTTTGTCGCTTAAGGTATCTAAGCAACCCCATTTGTGCAGCCTTGCATCCCTTGTCTGTAAGCTGAACCCTCCAATCGTAATCTCCTGTATAAACTATCAAGCCATCAATCTCCAACATAGTCACCACATCATTGGCAACAACCCTGTCATCAGACAACTCATCAACATAGGCTAACATCGAATCTCTGGTCATTGAAGTCTCATTTGCCAAAAGTTGCTTAATTGTAGCATCAGCTACTCTCATCTGTCTGTCAGAGTAAACCATAAATAAAAAATGACCTGTGCATCGGGAGAGCAGTCCTTCAGCACAGGTCGGTCACAGCTGTATATCTTAAATAGCCACTCACAAGCCCTGCTCTGCCCGTGTCTGACTCATCTGTATTTCTATGGGCAAAGGTAGTATTATTTTCTGAAACGAGCAAATATTTTCCTAAGTTTTTAGGAAAATAATCCTAAAAACAAAGAGAAAAAGTGGAAGTGCCAAGCTTTTTAAGGAAAATTTTGCGAATTGGTGGAAAAATGATTAATTTTGCGGATGAATTCATTAATATAATAAGGTATGGAAGAAAGAATCGAACGACGCATCAAGCATCTTGAAAAAAGCAATACAAGACTATGGCAATGCCTCTGCATCCAAGGCATCACCATAGCAATCATTACAATATGTTCTCCCAAAGGAAGTATAATAAGCCTAATATTGCGGATATTAGGGTTATAAAGAAGCCATATTTAGTCCACTTGGCATTACTCCTCTGTAACGCCTTATCCTGCATTTCTTCCTCTCTTTTCTTTTCCTGAGCAGAAGAATTGCCCTCTATCGACCAATCCGAGCCAACATTCAGTCGTCTCTCATATTCCTGCAGATATCGCACCCCTTTGGGAGTTATCCGCCACATGCTGAAGGACTCCTCGATGTAGCATGCCTCGCTAAGTCCCTCAATGATAAACTTGAAATAGCTATCATCCACGTCTGCTCGAATCATGCTATTTCTGAGTTCTATACTCGTATTATCACCTTTGACCAATTGGCGAAGCAGAAAGACTGCTCCAGCCTTGGTATCATCAATATTCAGAACATCCATCAGTTATTAGTAAAAGCCCCCGATGTAGCTCTCATCGGGGGCGGTGTGTTAAGACATAAGCCTATATGGTTAGGCTCAGCGAGCTAAATTTCTGTGACATATCCTGCAATGCATTTCTGAGGGTGACAAGCTCTTCGTTGGTGAAAGCTGCCGTCTTGCCATTGATGGTGTCGCCATTCATCTTGTGTGCGAGCCAAGAGCGAGACTTGCCAAAGTAAGCCTTGGCGATGTATGCCATGGAAAGCATGCTTGTCACTTCTCCGAATTTCTCCGCCATGGTCAGTTCCTTGACTCTCTCCTCCGTCTTCTTAGCCATGTATCCCACAGCCACAGCGAAAGCTTTAGGGTCTGACTCCTTGAGTGCATCCATCTGACGGCGAACCTCAGCCTTGTCCTCTGCGGTCTTGGCAGCTCTGTTCTGTGCAGCAAGAGCCTTGACCTTATCAATCATTTCCTTGTATTCCATAATCTAATATTTTTAAGTGAAAGAGCGTCCCCCGAGGGGGACTTGCTCATTTTTGGTTTTTAATTTTGTTTTCTAACTCTGCGATTTCTTTTTCTGCTACCTTTCTGAAAGTACTGGGGAACTCTTTCCAATACTCAAGGTAGAAAAGCAAATCGTCTTCATTTTCTTGGAGTTCCTTTGATTTTCGTTTTACCATATTGTTTATATCTTAACACAATGCAAAGATAATAAACTTTTGTTGAATAACCAAATATTTTGGTAATTATTTTCAACATCTGTTGATATTTTAACATTTGGGCATGAAAAAGCCCCCGATGCATCTCGCACCAAGGGCTCAAGAGTTCATTTAATTACTTTATGAAACACAACCAATTGTGGTTGTCATTCTTTAAACATACTGTAGAACTGGCTTATCTATCAAGAGACCAGTGTCTATATCTCCTTTGATTTTGGCAATGCCTTGCCTTATTTTTTCCAAGCTCTTAGCCTGCGGCACCTTAATGCCTGCGGCGTACTGTCTGAGCAGTGAAGCGTTCATGCCAATATATTTGGCAAATGCAGAAATACTGAGGGGATAGTAATTGAAGAAAGCTCCGACATCAAAAACGAACCTAAACTCCAAGTCAGGGAATTCCCTGCCTTCCTCCTCAAAGAACTTTTTCTCCTCGTCCCTGCAAACATAGAAGTCGTCCATGGCAGCCTGCACCGTCTTACCATCGCCAATGATGCCAAAATTGAGGTCATCGGAATCCTTGCTCATAAAGCAGCTAAAGCCTCCCTTGCCAGACTCCACCACTACTGTAACTATTCTTGCCATACTATATGAAAATAATGTGTAAATCTAATCAAAAGTGTTCTTCTCGCACACCAAACTTTGATGGAAGAGAGACCTGGGCTAAAGCCCAAGTCTCTGATAGATAGATTTGAGAGTTCCTTTCGGAACCTCTTCAGTTCCATGCCGGGGAACGGCTGAGCATCGTCCATTAGCTGGATTTTGCCAAATGTCGTGTCGGCATCCATGACGAAGCAGAAGGCATCCCGCCTTTCTCAACTTCTTGTAAAGTTCATTGTACTTCATCACTCAGTATGTTTAAAGAACACTTTGTCCTTGTTGGACGATGCAAAGGTAACAATAAAGTTACAAACTACCAAACATTTCGGTAACTTTTTTGTTACGATAACTAAACTTTAACATTTCAGCCCCATCAGACGCGGTTTTTCCTCTTTTTCCCATCATTCTCGGATGATGTCAAGAAATCAGAATACCTCTTTTTCCCCGAAATGCAATGTAGGGGTTTCCGCGAAAATGGCTCGTTTCTTGTGGCAATTTACTTGGAAATTGTCATAAGCAGCCATTTTCGCGGGGCAATCGGAGTATTCCGATTGGAAATTTGTGCTGTTTTGCACAAATTTTCCACGGTCATTTTTGCCAACTTCTTGAAAATCATGGATTTTTGAAAAGTTGATGCAAAAAAGGGCGTGCCTTGCTGTAAGCATACCCCCCACCGCCCTACGCTCGGAGGCAATTGCCACGGCTGACTGGAACGGTATATGTAAGGGATTTTTTCATGTGGCAATTGCCCCTATCCCCGACTGCTGCCCCGAATTGCCATCGCTCTCGCTACTCTATTCCCCTCCCTTCATCCGCGGTCATCAGCAAGTTTGGAGGCAAGTGATAGGGCAACGTGTTCCTGTCACGCTGCCCCCTGATGTCTATAGTCTGCCCTTGTCGTGGTAGCTGTAGAAGCTTCCATCTGCTACTATCACATGGTCCATAAAGAAGATGCGCATGATTTGGCTTGCCTTGGCTATCTGCTGGGTCAACATATCGTCCGCCTTGCTAGGCTGCGTGTTGCCCGATGGGTGATTGTGCACGAATGCCATGATAGTTGCGCCGCTCATAACTGCCTCCCTCATGAGGATACGTATATCCACGGAAGTCTCTGTTATCCCTCCCTGGCTCAGCTTCACGCTTTTGATGAGTCTGAAATTTTGGTTCATAAAGATGGCGTGCGCCTGCTCCACCTTGAGGTCTGCCATCTGCGGAAGCATGTAGTTGTAGATGGCTAGACTGCTGCCTAGGTCTGGCTTTGTCGGCATGCGCTCTACTGCTCTGCGCTTGCCTAGCTCGATGGCTGCGAGTACTGCAAGCGCCTTGCAGTCGCCTATCCCCTGCACTACCTGCATTTCGTCCATGGATAACTTTGCAAGGTTACTGAGGTTATTGTCTGCCATGTTCAGCAGTTGCCTTGCCTGTCTTAGGCTCTCGGTTGTTCCGGCTCCCCGATTAATAATCATGGATAACAACTCAGTGTTACTGAGAGTATCGAATCCGTAATTAGCTGCCTTGAACTCCGGACGCTCGTCTGCTAGTATATCATTGTACTTCTTCATGTTACGCTACTTTATTATAGTTATTATTTGTTTTGTTTATCTTAACGCCCTGCGGAAAACATCTCTTAGAACGTGCTACGGCTTCATAGAAGCCTTCTTCCATCTCCTGCAGCACGCCTCTGTTGCTTATCGGGTCGTGGTGAACTGTGCGAGCCAAAAAGATTTCTCTCTCCACATAAGCGCCTGCCGCCTCCAACTTGCTTCTGAAGTCCTCGATGGTCTTGCCGCTAGTCAGCAAGTCGTCGAAAAGAATGACCTGCTTGCCCTTGAAGTACTCGCCATCTACAGAAACATGATAAATGTCCTCGTTGACAAAGTGGCTGCCTCCGTTGTGGGTTGGCTTGCGCTCTCCAAAGATGTGAACGTGCTCGTTTGCGGTCATGATGCCTGAAGCATTGAGGATTGCAGCGAAATAGCCGAATCGCTTGTTATACTTCCACTGGGAGCTGCATGGAGCGAAGACTACAACGAAGTCCTTTAACAAGTTGCCGTATTGTCTTGTCAGATAGCGGAATAGCCACTCAGCGCAGATTTGTGCCGCCTTCTTGTCACCTGCCTTAAAGTCGTAAACAAAGCGGTTGTTTGCCATCTGCTTAGCCTTATCTACGCAAAGGTTGAGATAAGCGTTTGGAACGTACTCAAAGAAATAATTCTGTCTCATATCGAAAAAATTTATAAAGTTTGAAAATTGTATTCTGGTAATGTTTGGGAGTCCAGAGATTTTTCCCACTCCTGCTGTGGAGTATTTTTTTTAATTGCATTCCGTTCAAAGCCCGGTGTGCCCTTTCGATTTTTCCTGTGCTTCACAATGCGCTGGCAGAGGCAAACAGGTGTGGGGTTCTGTGTTGACAAAAGGTAAAGGTTTAGTGAAACGTGAAGAACCTTTGGCTTTTGTTAACCCAGGTTCATACACAGGTTTGAATCGCCAGCAGCTAACTTTGCACAGGAAATTTCGGATGGGAACACATGACGGGCGGCGGAGAATGCAATAAAAAATGTACGGAACAGCATTAAACAACCATCGGAGATACCGCTTTATCAACAGTCAGAATAAAAAAAAGGCTGCCTACTCTCACGAGCCAGCAGCCTAAAAAAACATAAATAAAAACTTAAAACTTATAAATTAAAAGAACGAAAAAGTCTATCGAGGGTAATAGTTGCTCATGCCTCCCGTGTAGAGGACGGTCTGAGGGAACTTGTCCACGCCAATGCAGACGGTATCGAAGGCATCGGAAAAGTCGGTGCGGTTCTCCAGCCTGTCCTCATCTGTCTCCACGAGTTTCTCGCCTCGCTTATCCTTGCCGTTGTTATAACAGCCGGCACTCTCGATGGAGATGATCAGGTCCTCGTTGTTGTCCTGGTTGATGAGGACCATGTGGCGTGCATGTCCCTTGAACATGCGGTCGATGAGCAACTGTTTCTCAAGATGGTTCATCGGCTTGCCGATGTAAACCTCCGTAACGAGCCATCCATTGCGTCGCAGCACCTTGGTGATAATCTGGTAGAACTTATCGTTGTGGGTTGCATAGGAGTTGCCCACAAAGGTGGCATCGTAGTAGAAGATGACTCGCTTGTTCTTGAGATACTTGTAATAATCGCAGAAGTCCTGAGCCAGCTCAGGCAACTTCTTGTCATACTTCACATAGAATGAGTTGACGATGCGCAGCTTGGTATCGGAACCCACCTGCCCGACAACGAGACAGTTGATGTTGTTGTTGGCATCGGAACCAATGATCAGCGGTAAACCGTCCTCCAGGTCGCCATCCATGCGGCAGTCCGGCTTGTCGTGCTTAGGGTCGAACTTATACTGCAGGTCATTGAGGAACCTGGTGTTCGGTGCCGTATAGAAGTTGCGATCCTCATCAAGCCCGGAGTAGAAACCATCCTGTGCGATGCCTACGTGCTGGCACATGATGCTCGTGAGGAAGGTCATCTTTGGCAGGTCTCGCTTCATCTGTCTGATGAAGTCCTCGCCCAGAACTGCGAGGTTCTGAATGCTCGAGCACCTGGAATACACCAGGGCATAGGAGCGGAGGGAGTGCAGAACCTTCTCGTATTTCTGCACCTGCGACATGTAGTAATCGTACCGCTCTGGGTGAGCAGCCAGCTTGTTTCGGATGCTATGCAGATGCACCAGTACCGTCTCGAGAGTAGCAATCAGCTCCTTATCCATCTTCTTCTCCCACGACATGAACCAGGAACCTTTCTTTGTTGCTGAAGTATCTGAAGTAATCGTAAGACCATGGTGCAGGCAGCAGTCACCGAACAGCTGCTTGTTACCACGGTTTGCCGGAAGCGTCTCATTGTTGAGCTGCTCCCAGTCGATGAACTTGGCTTCGTCGATGAAGACATGGTCAAGAGAGAGGGAGTTTGAGGTTCCGCTGCGGTCCTGAGAGATGATATTGAGATAGGTACCGTTGTAGAAAGCAACCGTGTTCTCCCAGTTCATTGGCTGGAAGTGCGGATCCTGCCAATGCAGCGCCTTCCAAGGTTTTTTACCCACAATGTAGTGGACATCTCTCTTGTAGCCCCACTCCTCGAGATGTACCAGAGCTGAAGGAAGGATGTTGGTCTGGCATCGCTTGACCGATGGTGCCACCATGCCCAGGCACGAACCCGGCATGTGCTGAACGGCATAGAGGATGCGGCCAGCCTCGACCACACCCTTTCCGGTACCACGCCCCCACTCGCAGACCAGCGTCTTGGGCATGAGCTGCAGGACGCGCGACTGCACGTCGTTGAAGAATAACTCCTTAGGTCTTGCTGCTGTCATCATCTGGCGGAAGTTCTTCGAAGTCAGCATCCTCGATGTCCGGCATCGAGTAGCGTTTCTCCATTTTCTTGATTTTCGCACGAAGATTAGGAATCCTCTGCAAACCAATGACTGACGGATCATCCGTCATGCGGAACTCGACTGGTACAATCTTGTCGAAGGCAAGTTCCGGCTCGTCAGGCGTATCGGTGCGGTTGTTCTTGATGCGGTTTTTCTGCATCACGGCAAGCGCCCGGAAGTCGCCGGCAGCCTTGGCTGCCTTGCGGTCCTCGTCTATCTCCTGATTGACCTTCCATCTCCAGAATTCCTTGGAGGCGGCGTTGAGGTTGCCGAGCATGACCTGGCAGAGATGGATATCATCGTATGCCTGGGTTTCGCTGACGCCAAACATGGCCTTGTCCTGATCAACCATCTCCCTGACGGTAAAGCGTGGATAGCGCAGCCAGAAGGCGTAGCAGCCACGCAGCCGCTCCACTCTCGCCTTGACGATGGCGGAGATGTGAAGTTCCTGAAGCTCATCCTCGTTGAGAGGCATGTACTTCATGTAGTCATCAATGTTGACTGGTAAACTCATATCTAACTGAGGTTAGCCATAATCTGCGAGAGTTGCGACATGATGGACTGGTAGGCTCCCGGAGAACCTACCTTGGCAAGTGCGATATTATTGATGCGCAGCTCGTTAGCGGTCTCCGCTAAACCTTTGAGATAACGGATGCGATAGGGTGAGCGCGGCTCCTGCAGCTCCAGCTGCATGGCCATGGCCTCGTCGGGAGGCAGTTCCATCATGATGGGCACCTCTTCTACCGGTGTCATGGTCTTTGCCAGGTCATAGACCGTCTGCAGGTAAAGTTCACTCTCTTCCAGATAGGGAAATTGTTGTCGTATCATCCAGCAAATTATTTAACATGTTATTGAGATTGAGATAGACATCTCTGTCAGTCGTGATGAACGTGCACTCAGCACGGTCACCATACGTCTGGTTCTGAGATGTAATCACGGAGACTAACCACTCGTTGTTAGCAACGAGCATGACCTTGGAGTGGTTGAGCGTCAGCCTAACAGAGTCAAAAGCCTCTGTCATCAAGCGACTTAGCTTTAAAGTTTTACTTGAAGCTTTAATGTCTGCTACCAGCACAGAGGAGTTAATCAACCCTCGCTTGCGAAGGTTGATGACTCCACAGAGGAAGGCTTCGGATGTGGAGAAGGTGGTGACGGCAATATGCGCTGCACCTGTCTGCTCCAGAATCCACCCCAACAGACCAAGGGTGTGAAGACCTTGACCCAGGAAGACCTGCGAGCTACTCTGCTGGAGTGGCATCAGGACTTGCTGTATCTGTGTCGCCCTCATGGTCTCCGGTCTCCTCTGTCTTCTGCTCCTCGCTGACGGTTATGCCTGCCTGCTGAAGTTTGGCGATAGTATCAGCGGTGATTTCAGCCTTGGCTGTCAGCAAGAGCTGCACACGCTCATTGACCTTTGCTCGTAAGGCATCAGCCTTGTCGGTATTGCCAGCCTCCATGAATCCAATGAGCTGGTCAAGGTTCTTGGTGATGTAGGATCGGGCATTGCCAATCTGCTTGGAGGTGATGGCTGCTTCTGGCTGCTCCTCCGCTGGCTGCTTCTCGTCATCACCCGGCTTGGCATGGTCGTAGACGTCCATGGCCTGCTTGTATGCATAGTACTCCTCCTTGAGTGTAAGGAGCATACGTTTGAAGTCTTCGTCAGCAGCATGCAAGCCCTCGTATCTGTCACATGACATGTCGTAAGCCTTGCAAGCCTCAAAGTGTTCCTTGATTTTTTTCCAAAGAGCGCAGTTGTTATCCCAGATAGCCTGGATGTTTTCAGGCAACTGGTCATGATCTGCTCGTTTGCCCTTGGCTACGATGGCAGAAGGCACGATGGAATCGATGTTTTCCGACTCCACGACCGGAAGATGAGGAGCTAGCTGCTCTGCAATCTTGTCTGCTTCTGATGTCTTGTCAACCGCAGTCTGAAGAACTGGCGTGACTGCCTTGTCATAGTTTCGGACATCATCGATGGTCATGCCTTCGATGCGATAGTTGAGATGCTTCTGCAGCTCATATTTAAGCAACTCGAGTTTGCCCTGAGGGTCAAAGTTGATGAGCTGGTAGAGGTGGCGGTTGTTATTCATCTGAAGGAGGAGCAGCGCTCCCTCCCTGATGTTGGCATCGGTATGCTCGCAGTCAAACCACTTCTTTAACTTTTCTGTGAATTTTGGATCATTCATAAAAATGAGAAAATTAAAATGGCGAGGCGAGCTCATGTAAGCATCGCCCCGCCACCGATTGTTGTTATTCTGGAAATAAAGTACCCTGTGTTATTTCTGTTCGCCCGTGTCAGAAGTTTCTACCGTCACTGGCTTGCAGTCCTTGCCGCTGATGGTTCCATCAGCAGTAGTAAGGTTGCCGAAATAGAATGGAGGCATGGTCTCGCAGCTGACAGAGATCTCCAGCGTGGTGTTGGTCTCGTCTGCAATGCCTGCACCTGAAGACTGAGAAGGTGTCACGTCGACCTCGAAGGTCTCGTCACCGAACTGGCGAAGCTTGCCGTTGCGCTCAGGTACCATGAAGATGCAGTCATCGTTGAGGAGGATGGAAGCCAGGGCTGAAGCTTCCTCCTCTGTTCCTGGGAGGATGAGAGTAGCCTTGAGGTTCATGGTCTTGCAACCATGCTCACCCTGCGCTTCTGGCGAGAAGGAACTCTTGTCTGTGACGAAGGCTACCTTAAACCAGACCTTGTCAGCCTGAATGGTGTGGCTATCCTTGATGACGAGATAATCCTTGAGTGAGGTGGCAGCCTCCTTCTGCGGCTCAGCCAACTTGGTGATGTATCGTCGTGGAATGAAGAAGCCGAAGGCTCTGACACCAGGCAATCTCTTCTCACCAGGACACTTCAACACATCCTCATAAAGGTCTGCGGTAGAAGCACATGTTTTCTTTGTTGCCATATATCAATATATAATATAATGTATAACCATGGACAGCTATCCCTTACTCTGCAGGGATAGTGTCGTAACCGAAGAGGATGCGTTCCTTGGAGATCGTCTCGAACTGAGTACCGAAGTACATGGTTGCGATGAAGTCAACCAGGAAGTGAGAGTCAAGAGAATCCTCTACGCCAAAGTTCGCCTTGTCACCCTCGGTGGCCAAACCGATGAGCATGTTACTGCCAGGAGTGATGATCTTGTAGCCCTTAGGAACGTTGTCAAGGCCAACGAGGGTACAGTTGCTGGCACCATCCATCTTGTTGTGGTTGAACTCGTTGTTCCAGTTGACCGTGCCGTACTTATCTCGATAGCAGCGGCGGTAGAGCGTGAGTTCATGGCTGTTCATGAACATGTAGGTATTGATGCCCTGCAGCTTAGGATCGGCATGATCATAGAATGCCTCGACTGCATCGACAGCGTTGACACCAGTCATTGCGGTTGTATTGAAGAGGTTGCCCTTCTCTACAGAAATTGCCTTGGCCTTGATGTCTGCATCGGAGATGGTCTTGAAACCATCAGCGAGGTCTGCGGTACCAGAGCCTGAAGGGTTGCGCTTCATGGTGAAGAGGTTCTTGAAGAGTGCCTCACCTATCTTGCCTGCCAGGAACATGCCAATCAGCTTGGTGATAGGCTGGTTTTTGAGCGCTTCTCCCTGGAAGACGTTGGAGCCCCAGATAGACTCACGCACGGCATTTGGTTCAAAAGGCTTGACGCATGAGCCAAGGAATGTCTCCAGGGTACGTCCTGTGATGGTAACGCCATTCTCATCCTTGCGAGTAAGAGAGTATGGCCCGAGCTCCATGTCGCCTGCGAGCTCTCCGACAGTCTCCTTGCCACGAACGCCCACGCGTCGGCTCATGAATTTTGCAGCCTCGTCGAGAGCGCGTACCGGCATCTGAATGATGTCCTTGCGGTACTTTGCGAAGCTGGTCTTCAGAGAATCAGGAGTAATCTGAATAGTATTGTCTAAAGCTGCCATTTTAATTGATCTGCTTCAAAGCTTTGAAAATTTCACCAGCGTCAACATTGTCAACCTCCGGTGTGACGTCATCATGGGTATCAGAACCCGGTGCGCCCTTGAGATCCTTGATCTCCTTATCCTTGTCCTGGATATCCTTGTCCTTCTGCTCAACCTTTGCCTTCAGGTCCTTGACCTCCTGGCTGGCTTTGTCGAGCTCAGCGGACTTGTCATCCAAGTCCTTCTGTTTCTGGGCAAGAGCATCCTCGATTTTCTGCATCTCTGCATCGGTGAGAGTAATCTTCTCATCGGAAACCTCAAAGTCCTCCTTGCGATTGAGGAGGGTCTGAAGATTGAGGAATTTCTTCTTCATGTTAGATATTTGTGTATTATTCTTGAACATATCCCTGAGAGAGGCGGCAACCTTCTCGAGAAATGTTTTGGATGGCTCATCAGCGGTCGCTCCCGTCAATGGCGGCAAACCCATGTTGGAGCAGAAAGCGTTGGTGAAGCGCTTGGAGAGATTGGTCTGACGCTTCTTGTCTTCGTCATCAAGGTCTCTGACCTCATCTACGAGGCCCAACTCTAAAGCTTGCTCCGGACTCAACCAATTCTCCTTGCCCATCTGCTTCAGCATCTCGTCGCTTGACTTGCCCGATCGCTTGGCATAGACGGAAGCGATGACCTTGTCAATGGTGTCGAGGTCGTTGCGCTGCTTCTGCCAGAGTTTGATGATTTCGTCAAGCTTCTCCTTGTTGGCAGACTCCCAGACCGTGACTCCTGTGGAGGCATTGTGAATGAGCATGGTGCTGCCGACTGACATGTCAACATGTTTGGCGCCCATGCACAAGACTGTAGCAATGGAAGCGGTCATGCCCATAATGTGGACGTTGACATGTCCATGGTCCTTGATAAGTTGATAGATGGTCAAGCCTTCATCAACATAACCACCCGGCGAGGAGACGGCGATATCCACCTCCTCGTCAGGGTGAGCGTCAAGGTAGGCCTTGACATCCTTGGAACGTGTACCATAGGTGCCCGACCACCAGTCGTAGCCGGCTCCGATGGTACCGCATATCATCATTCCGTATTTCATGCGCTTATCTTTTTTGATGCAAAGATAATATGGCAATTGCCAACGGAAAAATACGTAAATCAGGCTATCAACGGTGCTTTTCGGGTGCTCCCCCACTGAACCGTGTATTCGACCATGGCTGAAGATGCAAGAGAATCGGGGTGAACGTCTGACATATTTATAATAGGATATGGACGTTCCCCGTTGCCGATGAGATAGCGCTTGCCTTCGATGGTGGTGACCAGATAGGCGTAGATGCCCCTCATGTCCAGGTCTTCGCGACATGTACGGAAGGTGAGTTTATGGGTGTAAAACCGCACACCATCCTCAATCTTGTCTGTTATTTCCAGTTTGGCAGGCTTCTGGCACTTAACGACTGGCCAATCATAGCTCCCTGGAATGTCAAATGTGAGATTGCCCAGAAGTGTATCAAAAGGCAACTCACTGACTGGTATGCGCTGCACTTGGCAGATATAACTGAGTCTGTTCATAAGCTGTGGAATATTTCGCGTCTGTTCGCATCTGTTCGCACCTGTTCGGTGTTGAACAAAAACAGGGCTAGAGTAGATGAGAATTATTTAAGAAAAATCGTCTTTTTTGCATCTTTTAAGATTAAAGAGATTGATGCCCTTCTCCTGATAGGCCTTGCGCATACGATACCACTTCATTCGGATAGTCTCTGCATATTCTATATCGATGCCCTGCTGCACGCACCAGGAGCGGAAGGCAGACATCTTCTTGCACGACATGTCATTGAGGTCTCCGAGGTCGCACCACATGTTTATTCGGAAGAGGTCGTTGATGCTCTCGGTGAGTGCCTGCTTGGCATGACCGTTGAGAAAGTTGTAGGTCTCCGGGTTCTTGGCCTTGGAGTATGGTATGCAGATGGCTACATCTCGCTCACCAGGTTTCTCAGGTTGGTTGTTGATTGGGCGCTTCGTGATGAACCGACGCAGAACAGCATTCTCGTTGCTGTTGACCGGAAACTCCACGGGGTCGCCGAAAGAATGGGTGAGCCACTGTTTCAGGTATGGCTCGACCTCGACATAAACTACGAATTTGCTCATATTTCTGTAATTAAAAACACCGCAAAGTTAGGAAAAATAATCGAGATATTCCTATGTTTATAGGAAAAAGTTATCTCTACCATGCCAAAAATCCTTGTTTTGAGGGAAAAAGTTGCATTTAAAATTCAAGGAACCCATTTTGTGGCAATTCAGTTGTGGCAATTGTGGCAAAAATGTTAAGTGCTTGATTACTAATATTATAAGTCTTTTCTTATTGACACAAATATATAATAGAATTGCCACATTGCCACAACCTTTGCCACACTTCTCCTCTCGTTGCCACAAATTGCCACAGAATTGCCACAAGCACATACGCTCTTAACTCTCTGATTATCAACGTTGCCACAATTGCCACAAATGCCACATGGATTTTAAGTCGTGTGTGTGAGGTCGGTGAAAACTCAGTGACCTTCTCGGCACACTCCCCTATATACACGAAAAAGCCCCCAGAGGAACCACGTTCCCCTAGAGGCTGCTATCGATATGATCTAAACAAAAAACTTATCCCTACTATAAGGGCAAAGACTGCATGCCATTGGCCTTCAGCTCAGCATCTGTCATGGCCATGGGATCCTTGGTCTGTGCCTGCTCACCATCAATCTCTGTATCAAGGTCGATGCCATATCTGTTTGACACCATAATATAATCAAAACAGAGTGGTCTATCCTTATAATATATCTTTTGACGGCCAGTGATGTTGCCATTGGCATCTGTCTTCTCGACTGTCTCCGGCAAACCGTTAGGTGCGAACTTGACAAATCGCTCCGGGTTCTTGGTCGCACCATAGAAGTCGGCACCTATCTGAAGGTAGTGCAACAGAGACTCCTTAGGAAGGAGGCTCTCATCCATCTGACGGCCCAGTTTGCGGTAAACCGCCATGGTGATGTCCTTGCGAATCATCAGGATACTTTTAGGCATCGCCCAGTTATCAATCTTGAGTTTGTTGGTTGCCAAAGTGCCGCAGGTCTTGATTTTGAAGTCCTGGTCTTTCTTCAGCTCGCCCATCTGGACAGCCGCATTGACAATGTTCCAGAAGCCAGCCACTTCATCGGTGGTGTTGCACATGCTATTCTGTGTCTTGACTCCCTTGACAATAACTCCCAACAGGTCCTCGTAGGTGAAGGGGAAATCGATGTAATCCCTAATGGCCAGGAAGGCTGCCAACGGCACTTTCCAATTGGTCATGATTCGGTCTAGGATGCTCTCACCATCCAATCGCTCCTCCAAATCATCAGATGCCTGTTTCCAGGCATTGCCGAAGCAGGACTGAAACTGCTCCCTATGCTTCAGCAGCTGAAGGGTGATGTGGGTGGCACCTATCTGGCGCATGCGCTCCAATTCCTCGAAGTTCTGCTTTTCCTCTCGACTATGCTCACCCTTGTCAAAAGTGAGATAGATGAGTCGGCTGAAGAGGGCGATGTCTGCAGTAGGCATCTCCTGGCCAGTGAGGATGATGCCAGAGTCAACCTTGGCCTGCACGAGCTTTTTATCCTTATCCATGTTCATTTTGGTGCGACCTATACCATTCCACAAGTCCTTGAGCCACTCCACCTTGTTCTGTGTGATGGAGTTCTTATACTCATCGATGTGTACCAGGGCATCGCTAACTCCCCCGACATAGTCGGAGAGCGCCGGCATGGACGCGTTGGTGATAGACAACGGCTCATACTTGGTTTCATATTTATAGAAGAAATTCATCAACGTTGCAGCGAATTCTGTCTTACCGCATCCCTTCGGGCCAAAGGCATTGAGGAGCGGGAAGGAACGACTCTTGCTGATGACGATGTCCCGGAAGAGTGTGGCGACATAGAAGCACAGCCCCACCTTGGCGTTGTCTCCAAAAACCTGCACGACCTTGGCAAAGAATTCAGATTGGCTTGTCGGATTGTCAACCATCTTCTCGTGCCGAAACTTCTTCTCACTCACATACAATTCACGACTGTCCTTGTTGAGTTTGCTCATGGCCGGAAGATAGAACTTACCGGCTGTGAGCCTAAGGATACCCATATCATCGATAGGCATCCAGGAACCATCCTCGATGGCTCCGTTACAGAAAGCGTAGAAACCCTCCCGCTGCCAACCCAACTGCTTGATAGGGTCTGCGGTCTCTGTAACCCTGCCCAGATAACCGAGCAGTTTGATAAGTTGCTCATCACGGGCCATCCAAACATAGTCACCGATGCCGAAGAGACGCTTGCGAAGCGAACTGGAAGAGGTAATCTCATCCATGTTGAGCTCGATGAGACGTGCTGGCTCATCGCTGTTATTCTTGATTTCAAAGAGACGGACAGGGTTAAAGTCATCTCTGATGTGGAAGAGTGGCTTCAGCTTGAAGTTCGACCACTGCACCTCACTGCCCTCCTTATTATATGCCCAATAGCAATTGTCGTGTTCGGTGAAGCCGAACTCACTGAGCATTCTGGCATCACCCTTGCGCTCAGCCTCCTGCTTCTCAGACAATTCAGCAACTTTGGCACGCTTCAGTGTGTCCATCCACTCCCTCCTGTGCTTATAGGTGGAGATCAGTGTGCTGAGGTAGCTGTTCTGCAAGTCCTCATCCCTGATCATCATGAGCAGCGAGCAGATGTCGCTGATAGCCTCCAGTCTATCCTCGGTAGTCAATTCCTCTATATCCTCCGGACTTGCCCAGTATCTGCGGCGGCAGTACCAGAAGACAAACTCCTCCTCACGCATCTGCGAGAAGTGCCCCTTGTCAATAATCCACGAGTCTGGATCCTCCTTCTTTGGAGCCGGATAATCTATCGGTATCTCCCTGACATTGACCGTGAAACCGACCTTCAATGCAGCTCGGCCATTGGAAAAAACATTGGCTGTACCTGCAGGGAACTCATTACCAGACTTAAGTTCATCGGCATCGGGGATGAATGTCACTCTCTTGCTGATGCGGTAGAGTTGCTTCAGCTGGTTTTCGGTCCACGAACCACCGAGTGATGCTACTGTATTGAGAATGCCGATGGACTGCAGTTTGAGCACATCTGGAGCACCCTCGACGAGATAGAACTTATCTCGTTGACGCGCCTCCTTCTGTGCGAAGTTGATGCCAAAAACCGATGTATCCTTGCGATAGACGAGACTGTTCTTGAGGTTGAGGTACTTGCAGACATCCTTGTTATCGGACATGGTGCGAGCCGTGAAACCTATGACCCTGCTCATCTTGTCATAGATAGGTATAGTATAGCGGTCTCGCAGCATAGGAAACATGCCACGTTCACCAGTGCCTATAAGACCAACCTGCTCCAGGATATCGAAGTCCAAGCCTTTGTGCTTGGCCCAGGCAATGAAGCCTTCTACCGGTGCATAACCGATGCCAAAAGTACCGATGGCATCCTTGCCCCATCGCTTGCAAACAGCCTCACGTGCCTTGATGGCAGCGGGATTGACCTCCTGAATGCACTCTGTGAAGTAGCTCTGCGCATAGCTGAGAGCTATGCGCAGGGACTCCTGCTCCTTTTGCTTCTCCTCTTCCTCCTTGCTTGGTCGCCACTCGTCCTCAATCTCCTCGTTGAGATATTTCTTGGCGAGTTCCTTGCAGGCAATCGGGAAAGGAAGTCCATTCTTCAGCTTGCGGTAGAGGCTGATGACGTTGCCGCCTGAGCGGCATGAGCCAAAGCATCGCCAGCAGTTTGTGCCTGTGTCCACATAGAATGATGGGGTATTCTCGTTGTGGAACGGGCAGCAAGCCCAATGGCGGTTGCCTTTATGGGATTTGAAGTCAATGCCTTCACTCTCGGCTACTTCCAGAATGGAGACATCACTTATAATGCGATCTACTATCTCTTGTTTAATCATATCTTTATATTTTGTGCTGCAAAATTAACTCAGAACTACCTAAACAGAAAGTACTAAGATAGCTTGCGCATGATCTTATCAATGTCAACATTGACATAGTAGCGAATCTGACGCTGAAAAGCGTAGTCTCGCTCCATCATTAACTGTTGGAGGATGCCCTTATATTTGCCCCCCCGTTTATCGAATGCCGCTCTAATCTCACGGTCTGTCCAGAACTTAATCCTAATCCTCATAACTTTGGTCTCTTATAAAATATGCATAGAACAATAAATTTGTACTCCACGTAAATCTTAAAGCAACTGCACCAGGAGCCATTGATGCAGTTGCGCTTGTTGCAGCATCGATGGCAAATCATAGGTTCAGTTCATGAACTACCTTGATGATGTCTCTTGTTGACTTCAGCCCTAGGCGCTTGGTCATCTTGCGAAGCTGTGCTGCCACCGTGTTCTTGGATTTGCCTAATTTCTGTGCTTACATAGCCCTGTGCAAAGAACTTAGCTACCTCTAGTTCCTTTGGAAAGAAAGGAGTCTTCTGCTTTGGGCTGCAGACAATGTTCTCCCTAGGGCATATACCTCTGAGAGGACAGTTGACCTTTTCCAGGTGGAGAATGGTTCCATCGACATCGAAACTAAGTGTATCGTTGGAACCCATGTTGCAACGGATGAAACGATCTGTAATGAGGAATCTGTAATAGAGTCTGTTAGGCTTGCTCTTGGCGTATAAGTCTGCCAGGTACTTATACGCCTCCGGGTAAAGTCGGTTAATCAACTCAGCCATGTGGTTAATGATATCCGGGTGCTCAGTATCGTAACTGAGCACCTTGCCATCATGGCCATAGAAATACACTTCTCCTTGTGGAGACACGAAAAATTCTAATTGCTTTTCCATAAGCTTTGATCGATAACTGTTTTTACTACCAAGAGATCTCTTGGATTGAACTTGGTCCTGCCGGTCAACTTCTGTTGTACAGTATTGTAGCAGAAACCATACTTAGTCATGAGAAACTGAATGAGCTGACTCTTTTCCTTCTTGGAAAGAGTCGCATAATAACCTTCTATGGTTAATGCTCCATTTTTAACTTCATTTTCTTGCATATCTCGAATTTAATTGCTAAATTTGTGGGCAAATATAAGAAGAATTATTGAAAACACCGCAATTTTAGGAAAGAAATCCTTTATTTGCGGTATTATTTAACTTACATTTATAGATTTTGTAGTATGTTTAACGGAAATTTAGTGAAAAGACTGCTCGATGAGCAGCGCAAAGCCGTCGGAGAAATGGTGGCTTTTGTCTTCGGTCAAAGCTCTCACATATCGATGGCTTATTTTAAGGACCGAACCTATATAGACTCTCGTTACCTTGAAAGGTTATCTGAATACTTCGAGGTACCAATTGGTGACTTCTTTCTTTCGGATGAAGATTATGAGGACAAAAAAACGGAGAAGACAAATGTGCATCACATCAGCAATTCTACTGTCAACATCAACAGCAGCCCGGATGTGTTGATGGGAGTCATTAATAACCAGAAGGTGATGCTCGACCAACAGGCAGAGCAGATCCGATGGCTGCGTGACCAAGTTCAACTTCTAACAAAAAACTACGTACAGCAATAAAAAAGACTTTTCCACCCTCTTATTTCATGTAGCAACTGACTAATATGCAGGCATTTGCACCTGAAATAAGGGAGCGAAAAATCGGTATATAATGTCAAAAGCATCAGATATCGCATATTGATTATCAATAAGTTATAGGAAGGG